ACTTTACGAATGTGTCCAAGCCAACATTGATTTGATAGGCTCCGACCACGTTAGAGCCGCCGTTCCCACTGTCTGACGCATTAGCGGTTACCGTTGCGCCTGACGTGTCTTTAGCGACAATTTCATAAGCGTTTGCGCTGGTAACTAATGACACTTGATATTCTTGGTTTAGAACTTCGGCGGTAATGGTTCCGCCAAGGGTTGCGGCTCCGCTGAAGGTCACGAAATCGTCGTTTGCTGCGCCGTGCGCCGTATCGGTAACGGTGATGGTAGAAGAGCCATTGGTCGCGCCAAAGGTAACATCACCAGCGGATGTCGTTGCCCTGATAGGCGTTATATCGTAGTAGCTGTCGCCCTCTTCAATATAGTATTTCCACGTAGACCCAATGCCAAGGTAGCGCACACCGCCAAGACTAATCCAAGAGTGTAGCGCCCTGCCTGTGCCGAGATAATAGTTAGAGCCAAGCTTTAGCCAGCCACCCACTTTCTCGACTCGGCCTTTTCTAAACCGAATTAAATTACCGTCTACCCAGCCGCCCTTCGCCGAATAATCAGTGCCTTCCTTGTCGATGCCGGGTTTGAAATCTAGTGTCTGTAATGGCATTAGGCATTACGCCAACCGTATGATCGCACCCGTAGCCGTTGGGCTGGGGAACACGATAGTAAAGTCTCCAGCGGTGCTTGTTTTGTCTCCGCCGAAATCGACCACTGCACAAGCCTTGTCAGCTTGGGTGTCATTGTACAGCATCATGCCTCTCGCCGTAACAGTTGCCGTGCCAAAAGTCAAGTCCGCAAAATCACAAATTGCGGTAGTCCCGCTAGTGGTTGGCGTAACAGAAGTAGCCGTAGCGCCGCCAGAGGTGTAGTTTGTGCCACTGGCCTGCCCTGTCGTTGTGAAAGCCGTTGTCGCAGCGCCTAAAGTTGCGCTCGAAGTGTAAAGCGCAATCTTGAAAGCATTGCCACTAGAGGCGGTAAAATTGTGTGTACCAACTAAAAGCTCTTGCTTAAAGCTGGTGGGAATCGCACTGGTGATAGCCATATCAAAGCTCCTTAATTATTTTCGCCATATCTTCATGGCCCTGAGAGGCCAACAAGCCTCTTATTGTAACTCTGTCAGAGGCTACAGAATTTTTCATACCCATCAATATTAAGGTATAAACTTGATCTCGGAAAGCCTCTGCCTGCAAACGAATATGAGGCGCAGCCTCTTCAGAAATTCCTAATATCTTTTTCGTTGTCTCTTTTGCCCAAAACTCTACGTCATGACCACGATTATGGGTGGTCGAAACCATGATCTGCCCTAGCTGAAAATCTCCCTGTGACATGACTACCCCTTATACGGTTCTGGCGACGATGGCAACTCCACCGTCTCTAGGTTGTGCTTCTTAACCATCTGAGCAAGCTCAGAGCGATCACACACCACCCACTCGCCTTCTGGGTTTGGCATTGCCACCTTGGGGTTAGCCAGCCGGTGGTATCCGTAAAGCCTCTCCTGCAAGGGCACGTTCTGATCGAGCAAGGATGACCGAGGGCTAACGCCAATCTTTATCCCTATTGCGATCATCTTGCAGATCCAAAACTCAAGACACGCCCTGCCAGCCTCGGCAAAGTGCAAGTTGTTCTTATAGCTGAAGTCCATCCCAAACAGATCAACCTCACCAACCTTATTATACGCCGCAAAAGCCAGTGCGTAAGCAACCGTTGTATTCATGTAGGCGCATCTCTGGTCTTTCACCACCTCTTCAAGCGGATACTCAACCAGCGCCGGCACGCGATCATCTAGCTCACACGTATATATCGGCTTCTCAAACTTTGGCAGAAGCTTACGCATGACATTGGTCTGGTTGCCTGCATCATCCGTATCCAAAAACCGGCTTACCGGATCTAGCATGAACACTCTGTCGCACTCAAAAACCGATAGGGCTGAATTAATCACCCATACCTCGTCCCACTCGACGCTGTTCTCTTTGCCGATCACGTAGTCAATTTGACTAGCGCCCAGACCGATTATTGCTATCTTCTTGCCTTCTAACTCTTTAATTGGTTCCAATTAGCTCACCCCTGTCCGTAATAAGTCATACCTGTACTCGTCTCGGGTATTTCGACCTTCACTCAGATTCTTCATCCGAGAGATGCCTTCCTTGAAACGAGCCTCGAAGTTGGCTATTACGTCAGGAGCTTCTTTTAAAAATACAGCCGCCTCAACCAAGGTGCCGTACAGCAATGGATCGGGATGATCCGTTGACAGGATTGTCGTACCAGAGTCGCTGCCAGCGGTCAGTGACGCCGGCTTGTACAGGTAATGCAATTCTGCCGTGTAACCAGAATCTGGAACCGGCGACAGCTCAAAGGCTGCTTCATCAAACAATGAGTAATACTTTGGCCGACCAGTCGTTGTTGTGATCGGGCTATATTCCTTAATGAAAGATGGATGCTTAAAATCCAGATAATGGTACTTGTTGTTGCTATCAATAACCGCCAATGAGAACGGTGCATAGTAATCGCTTGGGGTTGCCAAGAATCGATTGCTTGCCGACAACGTACCCTGCACATTCTTTCTTTGCTCTGGTAGCTGCACCATCTTAAAGATGCGGCTCTCAGACTCCTGAATGAACGTATTCAGATTGTTGTTGAACGTAGTCTCATTGACCTGCAAGTAATCCTGCACGGTCGATTTAAGCGTTGCTAACGTGAAGCTCATGACGTAGTTACCTCCACATTCCCAACACTACAGGTTATTCCAAAAGTTTGCAAAGTTGTGCCCAAAATTCCATCTCCCACGTTGGTGTAGACGGTAAAGAAATTGTTGTCATTTCCGTCAGCAGCTTGATCTGGCCTAGTTATCTGCAAAGCCTGCGGATCAAAAGGCGGTGGCTTCGGCATGAGCTGAGGATGCTTAGGTGACCACTGGTCTGGCCCTACTAAGAAGCCGTCCCATGTCATCTTCATATCCTTCAGGCGATAGCGAAAACCCGATATATCACAGATCCCGTAAGCCTTCTTGTTGGATGCGTAAGCCATTAGGCTATGTTATACCCGCGAAGATCAGGGGCTATCCTGAACGATGCCCGGTCTTCGTCTTGACTCAAGGCTCGTTGAAACTCTTCTTCGTACAATCCTTTAAGCATCTGCACCTTTTCTGGTGCTCGCTTTAACGCTAAATAATATGCCAGTCCAGCGGCAAGGCACGGGTAAAACCGGAAGGGTATTTGCAGGGTGTTAACCCCTGCGTCAGCGTCATCCATTCGGCTTAATACGTTTAGGTAAATGTCGTACTTGGCGCTCTGATCTGGGGCAGGCCAAACCGTTACGGTTGGGCTAATCTGCTTGTCTACAAAGTATTGATTAGGCTTTCCGGTGCTAGACTTAACCGACATATTGGCATATTCAGCCCGGGACATTCGGCTCAGTGGAACGTCTGTTGATACGCCCCCGATAGTCTCACGAATAAATGCGTCAAGCACATCGATGGTTGCCGTTGGGTTGACCGCATCAATCGTGTACGAGGTCGTATCCTTGACCATCGCTAAAGTTTTTTGATTGATCGTCCACTGATTCAAGCCCCTATTTGCCCACTCAGCGAGCATTAGGTTCAGGGATCTGTTAGCAGTTTTCAGGTCGTAGCCGGTGCGAAGCTCTAAGCCGCAACGCTCAAAGGCCTCTTCAACGTAATCTGCTACGTCTAATTCAAAATCTTTACTTCCGCTTACCGCCATCTTTATCACCTGCGTAGAGGTTGTTGAAAACCTGATTCACGTCAAGAGTGTAGTCTAAATCACTTTTGGAGTAGTGGATATGCTGTGACGGTTTAAAGTCTGGCGCACCATCTCCCGTTTCAAACCAAGCAGGGTGCGTTACCCTGACCCTGTTGTTGGGTAGCGCGACGATATTGCCAGTCCACTCCCCAGCGTCAAGAAGCTCCAATATGTGACTCTGTTTGTGTTGCGCGGGGTCATCCGCTATCTCGTTCTCTGCATAATCCACTGTGAAATAATACTTCGCCGGATAAAACTCACCATCAATCTTGGCAAGCCAAGGGCAAGGTGTGCAACGGTCAAGGACGTAAGTAGCGTGATTATAAGAACTGCAATCCCAAGGTTGAGCAGCCCAGACAGGCATTGCCTCAGGCCAATCGTCAAGTGGCGTGTCAGCAACCAAGGCCGTGATAGGCATTCTTGCCCACATGGCTCCACCATGTGCGTTTTGCTCATCGTCATCGTCGTATGTCTCCGCCCCGGTAAAAATCACCTGAAATGACAAGCACCGAGTCGGCATGGTGGTTACCGCAATGGCCATCGCATGAATAAATTCGCCATGATATTTCTCATGATTATGCGTGTATTCTTTGCGAACCCAGCACTTGAAGTGAGGGATGTTGCTCTGAAGGTAAGCCACTAGCGTCCGTACAGTCCACTCTTCTTGGATGAAGGCTTTCTTGCCCCGCCCTTGGCCGAGCCTTTAGTCTTCATCGCGGCACCACCTTTAGCGTAACCCTTAGTTTTCATGGCTGCACCGCCCATGTTCATGCCGGGAGGCGTGGCACTTCTACGACCACGCCCTCTAGCGCCGGCTCTTTTACCGGGCTTGAAGCCGTATTCGTCTGAAAGATCTTGGATAACGCTTGTGGCTTGCTTGCTTCCCTCTGCGCCTTGGACAGAGTCAAGGAGATTCCTTTGCGCCCTGCTTAGCGTAGATCGACGTTGAGCGCGTGTTGATGGGGGAGCTTTTTTGCCTTGAAGAGCAGGCCCATTCCCCGGCTTCTTCATGCCCATTGGAGCGCCGCCTCTTCTGTAACCTTTTGCTTTCATCTACCTTCTCCCAAATAAACCTGAGTTTTTGTTGATTGCTCCGCCTTTCGCGGCGAAAGTTTTAACCATTGTAGGCTTGCCGCCTACGGCTTGTCGCTTAGATCTTTTTCTGGCAACGGCACTTTTCTTTTGGCCTTCGCTCATGCCTGCCGCCTTCGCTGCGGGTACGCACTTTGGGTATGACCTGCCACTTTTTTTTGATGCGTTTTTTCGGCCACACGACTGGTATTTACCGTCCTTCTTGGGAGCGCCAATATCGACCCAATCTTCACTAAACCATTTAGTTAAGCCTGCCTTCTTAGCCACGGGGTACTCTTGTCTTTTTTTGTTTGCTAGGCATGATAGCACCGCATCCCCTGCCCTGAACCATAACGGCTCCGCCAACATTCATGTTTTTTGCTATCGCTTGACCGCGCTTGCGCTCGTAGCGGCTAAGCTTTCCGTCCTTGTTCAAATCGCTTTTCTTTGCATCCAATGTAACTTCTCCGCCGGTTGCGCCTTTGTACTTGCCGCCCATCTTCTTGTATTGCTTCACCATGTACGCATTTGCGTATGCTGACGGATAAACGTCAAACTTAGCCTTGGCCTTGGCCTTCGCCTTGGCATAAAGGCTTGGGTTGGCTACATTTTTAGGGGCAGAAGATTTCACGACTAACGTCCAATTTGGTAGCTGGGAAGCTGGCGAGGCTGAAGAGTAAACTTAGGAGCCACTTGGAGTTCTGACCTTGCGCTATCGTTGATCGGCATGATTGATCGGTTTTGCCCGTAATCAATTGCGTTGCCTTGTTCGCGCTTTATATAACCA